ATAATTTTAGAAACATGGCATCAACACTAATATCACCTGGCGTACTCGCTTTAGAAAACGACAACTCCTTTATTACGCAGCAACCTATTACTGTAGGAGCTGCTATTATTGGTCCTACCGTTTATGGTCCTGCAGAAGTTCCAACAATTGTTACTTCATATAGTGACTACCAGAATAAATTTGGTACTACTTTTTTAAGTGGTAGTAACGTTTATACGTACTTTACCTCAATTGCTGCTTTTAACTATTTTAATAATGGTGGTCAAACCTTATTAGTAGCTAGGGTTACTACAGGTAGTTTTACATCTGCCTTTACCTCAGCATCATCCGCAACACCTTCTCCTAACGGATGTGGAATTTTAAATTCTGCTTCCTTGTCACAATCTTTAGTATTATCTACAATTTCTCAAGGTGCTATAATGAATAGTTCTGGTTCCTTAGATTCTAGTGGATCATTATCAATTTCAGGTTCAGCAAATAATATTAGATGGCAAATTACTAACTCAGATACTTCACAAGGTACTTTTGCTTTATTAATTCGTCAAGGAGATGATAACACTAATACTCCTATTGTATTAGAAACTTGGACTAACTTATCAATGGACCCAACTGCTCCTAACTATGTAGCTAGAGTAATTGGTAACCAATATAAAGCATATGATTCTAATGATAATCAAATTGTAGTAAATGGTGATTTCCCAAATAATTCAAAATATGTTTATGTAAGTTCAGTACCTGCTCAAACAGCTCTTTACTTTGATAACAACGGCAATCCAAAACCACAATTTACAGGTTCTATCCCAGCAAATGCAAGTGGTTCATTTGTTGGTGCTACTGGAACTTTATTCGTAGGTGGTGGAGCTAAATACTACAATAACATTATTTCAGGTGTAAATAACATTCAAGGTATTTCAGCCAGTGCTTATAATAATATGATTGATTTGTTATCTAACCAAGATGATTATAGATTTAACGTATTATTAACTCCTGGTTTGTGTGCTTCTGAAGCTAATTTAGGTGCTTCTCAAGTAACAACTATCATTAACAATACTCAAAACAGAGGTGATAATATCTACGTTTCAGATTTAGTACCTTTTAGTTCAAGTGTTAATACAGTAACTGGTACGGCAAATTCTAAAAATACTTCATATGCTGCTTCTTACTGGCCTTGGGTTCAAACAATTGACCCAGATTCAGCTCAATTAGTATGGGTACCAGCCTCAACATTAGTAGCAGGTGTTTATGCTTACAATGATAATGTAGCAGAACCTTGGTTCGCACCAGCAGGTATTAACAGAGGTGGATTAGGTACAGTAGTTAGAGCTGAAAAGAAATTAACCCAAGCAAACCGTGATACTTTATATCAAAATAAAGTTAATCCAATTGCTACTTTCCCTGGAACAGGAGTTGTAGTTTACGGACAAAAAACATTACAAACTAAAGCAAGTGCTTTGGATCGTGTAAACGTTCGTCGTTTGTTAATTTCTCTTAAGTCTTATATTTCTCAAGTAGCAAATAACTTAGTATTTGAACAAAACACAATCGCAACTCGTACAAGTTTCTTAAATCAAGTTAACCCATATCTGGAATCAGTTCAACAACGTCAAGGTTTGTATGCTTTTAAAGTAATCATGGATTCAAGTAACAATACTCCAGATGTAATTGATAGAAACCAATTAGTAGGTCAAATTTACTTACAGCCAACTAAGACAGCAGAATTCATTTACTTGGATTTCAACATCTTACCAACTGGAGCAACTTTCCCTGGTTAATTTTTTTAAAAAAATAATATTTATAACAAAACAAATAAATAAACAAAATGGCAGTATTAGATCCAAACGAAATATTTTTCACAGCCTTTGAACCAAAGCAGGCCAACCGATTCATTATGTATATTGACGGTATACCAGCGTATGAGATTAAAGGTGTTAGTGCAGTCACGTTAACCCAAGGTACCGTAGCTTTAAACCATATTAACGTACAACGTTTTGTGAAAGGTAAAACTACTTGGAGTCCTATCACATTTACATTATTTGATCCTATCACTCCTTCAGGTGCTCAGGCAGTAATGGAATGGGTACGTTTACACCACGAATCAGTAACTGGACGTGACGGTTATAGTGATTTCTATAAGAAAGATTTAACATTCGACGTATTAGGACCTGTAGGTGATATAGTTTCAGAATGGATTATCAAAGGTGCATTAATTACATCAGCAAACTTTGGTGAATATAGTTGGGATACAGAAAACACAGCTGTAAATTTAACTATGGAAGTACAACCAGATTACTGTGTATTGAATTTCTAAGTAAAAGTAAATCAAAGAAAGCTCGCATTTTTTGCGAGCTTCTTTTTTTTCTATATATTTATATAGGACAACAAAGTTATAACAAATAAAAATTATGGAAGAAAATAGATTTAAATTACCTACCGAAATGGTAGAATTACCTTCAAAAGGTTTATTGTATCCTGAAGGAAACCCTCTTCATGAAGGCAAGATTGAAATGAAATATATGACCGCTAAGGAAGAAGATATTTTAACAAATCAAAATTATATTAAACAAGGGCTTGTAGTTGATAAATTGTTACAATCACTAATTGTAACTAAAATTAATTATAATGATTTGTTAATTGGTGATAAAAATGCTATTATGATAGCAGCTCGTGTTTTATCTTATGGAGCTAGTTATGAATTTGAATATGATGGTATTAAACAAGAAGTAGATTTAAGTTCTATAGAACCAAAACCATTACATCCAGAGGTATCAAAAGCAACATCTAACATGTTTAATTTTGTTCTTCCTCATTCAAATAACACTTTAACTTTTAAATTGCTTACTCATGGTGATGAAAATAAAATTGAAAGTGAATCAAAAGGACTTAAAAAATTAAATAAAGAAACAACTAGTGATGTTACTGTAAGATTAAGTCATATGTTATTAAGTGTTAATGGATCATCAGAAAATAAAGATATTAGAGATTTTGTTAATAATTATTTTTTAGCTAAAGATGCTAGAGCATTTCGTCAATATTATAATGAATTAAGTCCTGATATAGACATGAAAATAACATTACGTACTTCAGAAGGCGGTGAGGAGGACGTTGATTTACCGATTGGGATTAACTTTTTTTGGCCTGACGCCTGAGTATAGATTAAGTATATTTAATCAAATACACGAAATTGTTTTTAATGGTAATGGTGGTTATGATTGGAATACTATTTATAACATGCCTATTTGGTTAAGAAATTTTACATATAATAAATTAAGGGAACATTATGAAAATAAAAACCCTCAAACTGATGTAGTTCAAGAATCAATTAAAAACCTAAAATCTGAAAAAAGTAATACTCTTATTACACCCCCCTCTTATATTACAAAGGCGTCTAAAAAATGATGCCTTTTAATATTTATAACAAAATACTTAATTAATGGCTAAAAAAGTAGGAGATATAGACGAAAAAATAATTAAACAAATTAGAGAAGACTCTATAGGATTACTTAATGATTTAGATTCTATTGGAAAAAGTATTAGTTCTTCTTTAAGAGAAGTTAGTAGAGCTACAGGTGAAAGTACGGAAGCATATAAAGAAAGTTTTAATGCTGCTAAAGCTTTAGGAGATGCTATTGCTAAAACAGATTCAAAGACATTAGCTTCTAAAAAACAACAAGCTGCTTTTGAAGATAAAGTTCGTAAAGCCCAAGAGGAAGCTATTAAATTAGAAGCCAAAGCCTCTAGACTAAGAACAGAAACAGTTAACCTTTCAGCTAAACAAGCTAGAGAGGCATATCGTGTAGCTAGAGCTTATGAGGATGGTGCTGAAAAATTAAGAGAGCAAGCTAAACAAGCAGGAAAAATAACTGATCAGTTTGAAAAATTAAATGAACAAACTAAAGTTTTTGATGATGTAGCAGATTTTTTCCATGAAATACCAGGTCTTAGTAAAGTATTTGGTGAATTTCAAAAAGCATCAGATGCAGCTCGAGAAGCAGCATCCGAAGGTGGAAATTCTTTTGTTGCTGGTGCTAAACAATTAGGAGGAGCCTTTACAAAAATAGCTTCAGCTTTTACTTTAGGGTTATTAGTTGAGGGTTTAGGTGAAGCGGACAAAAGGATGGTTTCTTTAGGAAGAAACTTAAACAAATCCGCAGAAGATAGTGAAAGATTAATGAAAGGCTTTAATGCTGCTGCTCGCAGTATGGAAGGTCTTACAGGAGGTGAACTTCAAGCAGCCGCTGAAAGTTTAGCTACTTCTTTAGGTACTACTGCTGTAGCTAGTATGGATACAACTAAAGAATTAGCAGCTCAAGTAAAATTCTTAGGACTATCCGCTGATGAAGCTAATGATTTAGAAAAATACTCAGCAGCAACAGGACAAAACGTTAAAGATACAGGAAATTCTATTAGAGGCGAAGTTATGTTAAGTAATTATCGTAACAAAACAGCAATTTCCTATCAAGCTATTACAAAAGAAGTAGCAAAAGCAAGTGCGGCTACAAAATTATCAACAGCAGGAATTGGAGGAAATATTACTCAAGCTGCTATATCTGCTAAAAAACTTGGTTTATCTTTAGACCAAGTTGATAAAATAGCAGGTTCATTATTAAATTTTGAAGATTCAATTGCAGCTGAAATGGAAGCTGAATTGGTTACTGGTCAAGAATTAAATTTAGAAGAAGCTAGACGATTAGCTTTAAACAATGATTTAGCAGGTGTTGCTAATGAAATTGGAAAACAAGGAATAACATCAGAAAAATTTAGTCGAATGAATCGTATTCAACAAGAAGCTACAGCAAAAGCTTTAGGTATGAGTAGAGATGAAATGGCTGAAATGTTTCAAGAACAAAAAGCATTAGCTGCTTATAGTGCCAAAGATAAAACAGACTTAGAAGCATCAGTAAAAAAAGAATTAGAACAAGTTGATGTTTTAAAAAAACAAGGCAAACTAGAAGAAGCTAAAAATTTAGAAAGAGAAATTTCTAAAAAATTAGGAAATGAAGAATTAGAAAGACAATTAAAAAACCAAACCATAGCAGAAAAACAAAAAGAAGCTACAGAAATGATGGCTGAATCTATGGATAAATTAGTAGGTTTAATTAAACCAATATCTGAGGCTTTCAGTTTTATAGCTCATAATGCTGAATTAATAGTTAAAGCTTTACTTTTACTTACTGGAGGAAGCATGATTGCTAAATTTGGTAAATTAACTGGTTCTTTTAAAGGATTAGGAGGGATGATGGGCCAAGTAGCTTCAGCTGCCTCAGGAGCAGCAGCTGCTGTTGGTGGTGGTGGAGCAGGAGCAGGTGCTGGAGCAGCAGCCGGTGGTGCCGCAAGTGCAGGAGGACAAGCAGCATCTGCAGCTACTAAAGGTGGTGGTTTTTTCTCTAATTTGTTTAAAGGAGCTAAAGGATTAATGGGAAAATTAAATCCGTTAACAGCAATCAAAGGAGCAGTAAAATCAGCAGGAGGTATTGGTGGATTCTTTAAAACAGCACTTAAAAAAGTTCCTTTATTAAATACAATATTAACTGGTTTTTTTGCTTACAATGATATTAAAAGTTTAATTGAAAATCCTATAGGTGAAGATGGACAACCCTTATCTAAAGACAAACTTTCAGAAGAAGTAGGTAAAATTGTTGCTGGTGGATTAGGTGGTATTTTAGGTGGTGCTGTAGGTACAGCAGTTGGGGGTCCATTAGGAACTATAGTTGGAAGTAT